TAGTAGAAGATGAAGTAAGAAGGGAACATTGGAAACAGCATAAGATAGACGAAGATTTAGACATTAGGGACTTTGTACAAAAGAAGCATAACTTCGACCACATTCCTAACGAAAGACGAATCAAAGTATTCAAAGTAGAGCGTGACGAAACAGTAATATGGCAAATACAAGAAAAGATAGAGTTAGCACGTGAGTACTATAATCAGTTATTCGATACGATTTAATACGATTTGATACGATATGAAACAGACAGCAGTAGAATGGTTGGTTAATCAATACATTGAAAAACTAACAATAACTCCAGCAATGGTTGAACAAGCCAAAGCAATGGAGAAGGAGCAGATATGTAATGCGTATGTATATGGTGCTGCTTATGGAATTGATGTGCTAAATAATTTAATTCCTGACACATACTACAACGAAACCTTTAAATCAAAATAAGATGGATGTAATATATTTTCAACCGCCAGGTATTAGACCTGAGTATTGTGAGGCAGGAATAATTCACGAAACAGACAAAGATTACATCTGGTATTTAGATGAGCCTTGTAAGATTTTAATTAGTGAGGTTAAAATAATACCAAAAGAAAACGTAATTATACAGAAAAACGGATTAATAAAAGTTAAATCAGAATAAAATGAAGAAGATAGAAAGAATACTGCTTCCGTTGGCTGGTATCGGAGCATTTGAATTAATTAAATACATAGTAACACAAATAAATAAATAAAAATGGAAACAAAAGTAAACGGAGGAGCAATCTTCAAAAACGAAAAAAAGGCGGACACGCACCCAGACTACAAAGGAACTATTAACGTAGATGGCCAAGACAAAGAGATAGCGTTATGGGTTAAGCAAAGTGCAAAAGGAACTACTTACTTTTCGGTAAAGATTTCAGAGCCTTACAAAAAAACGGAAGAACAACCACAAGGTAAATGGATTAAACCTGAACAAGTAAAGAATGATTCATTACCCTTTTAGTTATGTACATTGATGACTACACTCTACGAAGGTTACTTCAGGAGTTACTACGTAGAAAAACACGAAACCAAATAGTACAAGAAATAAAGTTAAAAGGTGAAAAGTTCCACCAATACAACTTAGACAAATTCTTAGAAGGAAAAGACGTAAACTTATCCACCTTACAAAAGATAGATAAGTACGTTTGTAGACAATACTACCAAGAAGGAAGAAGCCCACTTTTATAGTGGGTTTTTTTATTAACAACCTTTTGTTTATATTTTCGTCTATTGTTTGTTTAAAAAATAATCATACATTTGCTAAAATGAAATGGCTAAACATAGTAGCTAAACACCACCAAGAGTATGTGCGCATAGTCGAAAGTTTCGGCGAATATTTCTACGCTGAAGACATAGTACAAGAAAGTTATCTACGAATGTTAAAGTATTGCAAGCCTGAAGCAATTATAACAAACGGAAGTGTAAATAAAAGTTATGTTTACTTTGTTCTTAGAAATATGTATTTAGACTTTCAAAAGGAAAAGACAAAGCACCCGAAGGTAAGCATTGAAGAAGTAGGACAATTAGCGCACGAAGACACGCAGTTAGCAAAACACGAAGCCTACGAAGAAATACTAAAATACATAAACAACGAAGTTCAAACTTGGCACTGGTACGACCAAATGCTATTTGATTTATACAAGCGTACAGGTAAATCAATACGTGATTTAAGCAAAGAAACTACCATAAGCACAAAGAGTATATTTCAAACGTTGAAGCATTGTAAGGAACGTTTAAAAGAAAATGTAGGAGAAGACTACGAAGACTATAAAAACACGGATTACGAATTAATATTAAACAAATGGCAAGAAGAAAGAAACAAGCAGAAGGACTTGGAGATACTGTTGAACAAGTATTAGAAGCTACAGGAATAGCTAAAGTAGCTAAATGGGTAATGGGTGAAGACTGCGGATGCGAAGAACGTAAGCAAAAGCTAAACGAACTTTTCCCTTATAATAAACCTGAATGCTTACTCGAAGACGAATATGAATTTTTAACTTGGTGGTATAGCGAAACACGGAACCAAATGAGACCAAGTGAGCAACTAAGAATATTAGAAATATACAATAGAACATTTCATAAAAATATGCAACCTACAAGCTGCGGAAGTTGTCTACGTGACGTCTTACAAAAGCTAAAAACATTAACCGATGAATACGGAAAATAAATACTTCCTAATAGACTTTGGTAAAGATATGCAGGAGTATGCTCATATCATAAAACGCACTTTAGAAAAACAAAAAGCGCATATGATATTTATTGAAACTGACTGCGATAATTTTTTAGGTGTAGAAGAACTAACGGAAGACGAATTTTTAAACTATTTTAAATCAGTAGCAAGTGCCAATTCCTAAACCACGAAAAGACGAATCAAAGAAGGAGTTTATCCAAAGATGTATGATAGACGACACTATGACAGTAGAATACGAAGACATAGACCAAAGAATTGCGATATGTTCAACAAGCTATGAAGAAAACTTAAAAAAACACGAATCAAATGGCAAAAGTAGGTAGACCAAGGAACTTAAATAGTCCTGAACAACTATACGAACTATTCATAAGATACAAACAAGACGTAAAAGCTAACCCAAGAATTAAAAGCGTATTCGGTGGTAAAGAATTTGAAGAAAGAGCAGAACCACTTGAAAGACCGCTAACAATGGAAGGCTTCGAAGTTTTTTGCTGGGATATTGTAGGACAAGTTGAAGATTATTTTAAAAATAGAGATAAAAGATACGAAGAATATACCCCTATCTGTTCGCGTATACGCAAAGAAATCCGTGAAGACCAAATAACTGGCGGTATGGTAGGACAATACAACGCAAGTATAACACAGCGCCTAAACAACCTAAAAGAGCAAATAGAGCAAACAAATATCGAACAACCATTATTCCCTGATGTTTCGGAGAACGACAGCAATAACTAAGATACTGTCTTTAAAAAGACGGATTAAAATAATTCAAGGTGGAACTTCAGCAGGTAAGACGTTTGGTATTTTACCTGTACTTATAGACAAGGCCACTAAGACTGCTGGTTTAGAAATAAGCGTTGTAGCGGAATCAATACCGCATTTAAGAAGGGGTGCTTTACGTGACTTCGAAAAAATAATGAAGTGGACAGGTAGATTCTTTGGCGATAGATTCAATAAGACACTACTAAAATACGAATTTGCAAACGGAAGTTTTATAGAGTTCTTTAGTGCTGACGATAGTTCTAAACTACGTGGTGCAAGGCGTGACATACTTTATATTAACGAGTGTAACAACGTTCCATTCGAAGCGTATAACGAATTAGCAATACGTACAAAAAAAGAAGTCTATTTAGACTTCAATCCAGCTAATGAGTTTTGGGTACACAAGGAACTAAAAGACGAACCAGATTCTGACTTTATAATTCTTACCTACAAGGATAACGAAGCATTAGACGAATCAATAGTTCAACAAATAGAAAAGAACCGCGAGAAGGCTTCTACAAGCGCATATTGGGCAAATTGGTGGAAGGTATACGGAGAAGGTCAAGTTGGTAGTTTAGAAGGTGTAGTATTTAATAACTGGAAGCAAATAGACATACTGCCTACTGAAGCTAAGTTAATCGGAATAGGTTTAGACTTTGGTTATACAAATGACCCTACTGCTATAATCGAAGTATACAATTATAACGGAACACGGATTATAAATGAGTTAGCCTATAGAACAGGGATGTTAAATAGCGACATAGCAAAGGTGTTACCTAATAACGTAACAATATACGCTGATAGTGCAGAACCTAAATCAATCGAAGAAATAAGACGCTACGGAAAGACGATTAAACCTGTAACAAAAGGTAAAGATTCAATAAACTACGGAATAGATGTTATGCAACGTAACAATTACCTTGTTACTTCTAACAGCAGTAATTTAATCAAAGAATTACGTTCGTATTGTTGGGACACTGATAAAACAGGAATGCGTTTAAATAAACCTATAGACCATTTTAACCACGCTATTGACGCGTTACGTTATCACGAAATGGAAACGTTAGGTTTAAACACTACCTACGGACAATACTTTATACGATGAACGACCCACAAATACGTGAAGCTATTGCAGTAGTAGAAGGATTTATCTACGAAAAGACGAATAAGAAAATAAGAATAGTCTTTGACAATCCACAACGAATGATGCTACACATTAAAATGCTATTCGAAGCATATAGCACAGCGAAGGCTTACTACGATAATAAAAAATAAAGTTATATAATTATGAAGGTTGAAGTAAACATACCTACAAGTCTTGACGAGATACCATTAAAAAGGTATCAGGACTTTATTAAAGTGCAAACAAATTCTAATGACGAAGAATTTATAGCGCAGAAAATGATTGAAATATTCTGCGGAATAGATTTAAAAGACGTTGTTAAAATAAAAGTAACTGACTTAAATGACTTAATACAGCATTTTACTAAGTTGTTTAGTGAAAGACCAGAGTTAAAAAGAACGTTTAAATTAGGTCAATACGAATTTGGTTTTATTCCTAACCTTGAAGAAATTACTTTTGGTGAATACGTAGACTTAGAATCGCATATTCAAAGTTGGGAAAACTATCACAAAGCGTTAGCTGTTTTATACAGGCCTATAAAAACACGAAAGAAAGACAATTACGAAATAGTAGACTACGAACCTAACCCCGATATTCAGGACTTAATGAAGTTCGCACCTTTGTCAGTAGCAATAAGTGCAACGCTTTTTTTTTACAATTTAGAAAAAGAATTATTAGTAGCTACGATGAACTTTTTACAACGCGAGATGAAGAAGAGCAAAGCAACTTTAGCGACTTTACCGAACGCGGACAATTCAATAAAAGATGGGGTTGGTATGGAAGCATATATGCAATCGCTAAAGGAGACCCTACAAAGTTTGACGAAATTACAAGACTTAGACTTACTCAATGTCTCACTTATCTCACTTTCGAAAAGCAAAAAAACCAAATCGAAGCAAACGAACTTAAAAAACAATATAGAAAATGACAGGATATTACAACCTACTATCGAAGATTAAAACACACTTTGATAGCGACCCGTTAGTAAACACGGTAACACAAGGAGATATATTCAGAATAGATTTGAATAAGCAAACTATCTTTCCGTTAGTTCATATAATTGTTAACAACGTTCAGTTCGTAAATAACGTTCAACAGGCTAATGTTAGTGTTTTAGCTATGGATATTGTAGACATATCAAAAGACGAAACAACAGATTTATTCGAAGGTAATGACAATGAATTAGACGTACTGAATACGCAGTTAGCTATTCTTAACAGACTATACGAAATGATAAGAAGAGGCGACTTGTATACTGATGGCTACCAAGTAAGCGGAACACCTACTTGTGAACCTTTCATTGATAGATTTGAAAACAAGTTAGCTGGTTGGACTATGACATTCGATGTTTTGTTTCCTAACGATATGACAATATGTTAAAAAGCGTTCAAGACTTCTTGAATGAATTTAGGGACCACGTAATAAACGAGGCTAAAAGAAACGCGCCTAAATCAATGGGTACGTTAAAAGATTCTATTAAAGGTTATGTAAAGGAAAGCGCTAACTCTATTCAGATAACTTTTGAAATGGAAGAGTACGGTTGGTATCAAAACGAAGGTGTTAAAGGTGCTAATCCAAGTAACGTAAGTCCTAACGCAAAGATAAAAGGTCAACAAGCGCCTAACAGCAGGTTTAAATTTGGCAGTGGTACTAAACGAGGCACGTGGTCAATG